GGTTGTAGAACACACCAGCTGTGTTTGAGTTAAAACCAGTGTTTGAAGAGTTGATTTGGTTACCAACTTTTGCGGACCAGTAGTCAACAGTAGCAGCATTCTTAATCAACATATCAAGAATTTCCAAGTCGATTTCTAAAGTAATATACTCAGAAAGTAAACCAGTCAATTCAGCTTCAGCATCAAGACTATGGTAAGCATTCAAGTCTTCTGCGAATTCCGGAGTCCATTGTGCTTTCAACTTACGAGTTTTAGCAGCAATAGTTTGGCTCTTCATTTGAACGTTAATCTCAGGGATAACGATAGAGCTAGGAGAATAAGCGTTAGGAACTGAGAAACCTTGTGTTGAAGTACGGTCTTCGAAATCACCACGAGTGTTGAAGTCAGTTTGCTTGTTATAGTACACTGTTACACTACCTGTAAGAGAGTTGTACTGAGCAGAAGTGATAGCACCTGCACCAGCAGAACCTGTAGCTACTATGAAAGTAATAGTATCTGTAGCAGAGTTGTAAGTAGTGAAAGCGTTAAGAGTGTTGGCAGCATTAACGCCTGAACCTGTTAATTCAAATGCACGGATACCGTTAGCATTAAAGTTAGGAGCTACGCTAGCAGAGAAAGAGCTGATGCTAATTGAGTAAACTGAAGTAGTGCTTAAAGTTGTACCATTAGCAGCTATAGACGCACTATAGTTAGAGTCAAAGTTTACGTTTGCAAAAGTTACAGCAGAACCTGTACCTACAGTAATACCAGAGGCTACAGATGAACTGAATAAGTTCAATGAGTAGTTAAAAGTACCAGCACCGTAAAGACCACCAGCAGCAGCGTTACCAAAGTTTGCAGTTTGAGTACCATACAAAGAGCTACCTTGAGTAAAACTAGGGTTAACACCATTACCGTATTGGAAGTCCAAATAGAACACCAAACCGGCAGGTAAGTTCATTGGTTGTACGCTAACGAATTCTTTAGCAGCTAATTGACCGAAGATTTTGCGAACCAAAGGAAGAGCAACGCCAGCCCATTGTTCACCATTACCTGGAGTGAAGGTAGCACCGTTAGATACACCACCACCAGAGGTAGAAGCTTCGTTTACTAATTGTTTAGCTTGGTTTTCAAGAATTACAGCCATGTTAGACTTATCTTGACCATCTAGGTTTTTTAACAAACCTGAGGGAGCCCATTTCTTAGAAAGTTTTTGGGCAACAGTCTGCTGGCTTGATAAAGCGTTTTGAGCAGACTCGTTTAATAGTTGATTTACTAAATTTGCCATTTTATTGGTTTTTAAATTGATTTTAAGATTAAATTAATCCGGCTAGTTTTTGCATCCTAGTTACGAATGGATCTGACTCGACCATATTCTTAGTAGGACTGTTTCCTGCAGGTTTTGATGCAAAACCATAAGATTCTTTCAATGAAGTCTTTTTACTAACTTGTAAAGATTCCATCAAAGTGTTGTATACGTTTTTAGTTTCTTTAACAGTGGTAGCACGGTCAAATGCACTAAGAACTTTTACTTTTTGAGATTCTGAAAGAGACTTAGATTTGAAGATTTTATTGGTATACAAAAGTTTAGCATTCAAAAGATTAATCTCATTGAGTTCTTTCCTCATGATATTTAATGCCCTTTTAGCTTCTTCTAACTCTTTATGTGCCGGAGTGAATTTTGCTTCTTTCTCAGCACCTTTTAGAGCAGCACCTTTTTTACCCATAGAACCTTTATCTTCACGTTTCTCATCACCATAGCCACTACCTTTTGTATGACCTTTTGGTTCAGCGAAGTCAACTTTCTTCTTCTTAGCTTCTTCCATGTGTTTGTAATGCTTGTGTTTAGTTTCGTCGAGTTCATCTTCCTCTTCTTCGTCCATTTCATCTAGGACTTCATCAAGAGAAATATCGTCCCCACCTTCTTCACCAGCTTCTTCACCATGTTCAGATGCCATTGCGGATTTTAAAGCGTCTACTAAGTCACCTAAAGTAATATCTACTACTTTTGTTTCAGTGCCAGCATGTTCACCTTTTTCACCGTCTTCTTATTCCTCTTCTTCTTCCTCTTTAGCTTCGTCTAATTCGTCTTCATAATAATGTTCATCAAGCTCATCTTCTTCATGATGTTTAGCTTCGTCGAGTTCATCCTCTTCGTCGTCTTCTTCATGTTGTTTAGATTCGTCTTCTTCTTCATCATCTTCTTCAGACTCTTCGTCTAATTCAGCTAAGATTTCGTCAAGAGTAGTTTCGTCTAATTCATCTTCGTAGTGACCTTCTTCAAGCTCATCTTCTTCTTCGTCATCTTCGTGATGCTTAGTTTCTTCAAGCTCTTCTTCGTCTTCTTCGTGATGTTTTTTAGACTTTTTGTGTTTAGCTTCTTCCATGTGCTTATGATGTCCCATTTCATCCATTTCTTCGGTTTCGTCTAATTCTTCTTCAGACTCTTCCATGGATTTTTTAAACATCTCTTTTACTTGTGGAGCAAAAGCTTCTTGGATTGCAGCTTTAGCGTTTGCTAATGCACTTGCACGAACAAGCTTAGCATCGGCTATTGCTTCCTGATAAATGTTTGCCATTTTTTTAATACTTTTTTGATTTATAATTGCCTATTGATTGGAGATGGAGGCAATATGTAGTTTTATGCGTTTAGCAGCATATTGAGAATTGCTGCATTCTATAATAAATACACGCATTTTTAGTAAAATAAAACTTTACTAAGAAATATTTTAATTATGCTGTACGTTTAGTACGTCTTTAACATCTTCTCTATAAGCAGCGTCATCTCCTGATCCTGGAGGTACTATGACATGGTACTTAGGTTTATCTGTCTCTTTTCTACTCATCATCTCTTTATAACTTATTACATTCTGCCTATCTTTAAATCCAAAAAAGTCTGTTACTCTGTTCTTGAGAGTTTCCATATCTTTTTTATCTTTTAGGTTTAAATCAGAAAAGAGGTCTGTAGGTACTACCATTCCTAAACCAACTTTTTCTCGGTTTATTTTACTAGTTTCTCTTTTATTTGCTCCTGTTGAAAACTTAGCTTTTTTAAATCCAGAATCAGCTGCTACGTCTGCTAGTTTTGTGTATAAATAGTCTCCAATATTATATCCTTCTTTTTCAAGTCTTTTTATAACATTCTGAGCTATTCTTACATATTCTTTAGAAAAAAAATCACCTGAATCATTCCACCTAACCGCTATTCTATTTGTTTCGCCTTTAGGAAATGATATTGGACTTTTTTTGCTTTTATATGCCTTATGTCTTTCACATGCAGCTTTTAACTCTTGATACATCTGCTCTTCATACTTCTCAGGATAGTTCATCAAGTAGTTAAGCCTTCGGGTCATGCTATCATAGGAAGCTGCATATCTCGTGTAATTACCTTTTCTAGCATAACAAATACGTACACATGCTCCCGCACCTGGACACGTATTTATGTATTTAAATTTATCTGCATCTATGTCGTAAATAATTCCTCTTAAAGCTGGAATTCCCGTTTTATATACAAATTCATTAGGTCTTCCAGTTTTTAACATTTTCTTATTGGTATTGATAATGTTATTTGGAGGTGTTGTAATTTTCTTTTTAAACTCATCAACATCAACGTACTCTGTTCCTTTATCAAAAAAACTAGACTTAGCATGTATAAACGGTTTATTTGCCGGGAACTTCTCACGTTCTTTAGTTGACTTGGGCGCATTAGCCTTTACTCTATTAAGATAATCTACTACATCTTTAGGATCCGGACACACTGCACTAACGTCTGAAAACTTCTCGTTATCTATCTCATTTAAAAGTCTAACTAAACTTATCATGCTATTTTACTTTATAAATGAATCCCTTATTATTAATATTAACCATTTCTACTTCAGAGGCTTTATAGATAGGTTCTTCAGTATTTTTAATAACAAAACTATTATACTTGTAAGGGTTATAAGTTACTAAATCTCCATGAGCAGTGAGAGTAGATGTAGCCGGGTACTTAATATAATCTTCTACAGTACCGATTACAAAAGCATGTACATTTTTCTGTTTAGTATTAATAACTTGCTGTCTACCACCTTCTCTTACTTTAAAGGTAACGTCTTTTAACTTTAAATAGTCTGCATGAAGAACTACTTTACCTTCGTATCTAACTGAGAATGTATGTTTATGTAAGTTATAGTAAACTAATACTTTTTTGCCTATAAGCTCTACCTCTTCAGTACCTTCTATTTCGTATAGTAAATTAAGCAGTTTTATCATGTTAGAAATTTTAATTAATACAACAAATTCCGCTATAACTGCAAATTAAGTCTCTTACTATAGTATTTACTTTTGAGTACTTTTCAAAAGATGGTGTAGAATAGTCAACACTTTCTTTTAATCCCGCATTACCTACAGGCTTCATGTAGGCACCAAAAGTAGATGGCTGAGATACAAAATCCCAACAAATCAAATCTAAATCATCTTCTACTTTAACAAGTCCCTCTCCTAGTGGAGTTACGGAACCTAAAGCTCTAGATGATATACCTACTGTTATGTTATTCTCAAATAATTGTTTTAAAATATTACCGGAAGGAGTGGGCAGTATTTCTATTCTACCATATAAATCTTTACCTTCCCACCATAGTTTAAGAATATTGTGGCTTACGTTTTTAAGGTTGATAACAGGACTTTCAGGATGATCTAACTCCCCTAAAGCTCTATTCTCTTTTATAGGACCCTCAATATACTTTTCTACTTGTTCAAATAAAATATCATGAGGATAAACCCTTTTATTTGCATTAGGTTTATCACAAGCCTGCAGTTTACCTACAACTACCATATTACCATTAGGGTTTTTAATCCCTTCGTTTATAGAAGTTATCGGGGTAAATAAACTGTATTCTATGAGTAGTTGCTTTGACATATTACATTCCTGGTTTCTTTTGTACAAATCTAGTGTTTAAACCTTTTTGACTTAGTGTCTTAGCGGTAGTAACAGCAGTTGAATCTGGGTTATTTGGGTTTGATGTAGGTATTGTAATATCCTCTTTTTTTAGTTTACTAGGCTTTTTAATACCTTTTAAAAACTGCTTAATCTTTTCTAAAAGTTTATCTTTACGTTCACAAGTATCACAATGTGTTTCCGGTTTTTTAGCCTCTTCTTTTTTACTTTCTTGAGGACCATTAAACTGATTTCTTTGTTGTTGATTATAATGCCTGATTACGTTTATTTGATAATCTTTATGATGTCCGTTACCTAAGTCTATAGTAAGCGTACCTCCTTTAGATTTCACAATTGTACCTTTACCATCAGGTGTCTTAACTTCGTGATTTAGCCCATACTCATATTCAGCATAGTCAGATAAACCTCCGTTGTCATGTTCTTTAATTACTTTTGTTAAAGCTTCTAATATCTTTTCTTTACCGGTAGGTGGCATTACTTTCTTTATACCTTTAGCTTTTTTAGCGTGGTAGGTAAGTTCTTTAACTCCTTTTGGTTTGCCTTTCTTATTTTCTTTAGTAGAAGCTTTTGTATTTGCCTTAGCATCTTTAAACCCTTTTATAGGTTTCATATCGTTAGGCTTATCCTTAATAGTATCTTTTTTAACAGGTTGCATTTTAAGTTTAGCATCTTCTTTAGCTACTTTTTTACTATTACCGGAAATTAAACCATCATAGTGTTTAGGGTTTTTAGCTAAATTCTTCATTACTTTATTATGAGCTTTTTCATAAGAAACTAAATCTACATTAGCCATAGAAGTATATTGCGTACCTAGCTCATTTTCTATAGCTAAGTTTACAATATAAGGAGATACATTTTCTACTGTTTCCGGAACATCTTTTTTAACTACCTTACCATCCTTAGTTTTTTTAGCATCTGATGGTTGTTTAGCTTCGTTCATTTGTCCTTTATGCAATTTAGCTAGAGTTTCAGGAGTATGTATAATCTTTTCTACGCTCTCAGGGTCTATTTTAGCTCTTGAGTTTTTAAAAACAAGTAAACCTTTTTTAGCTAATAACATGCATATTTTATAGAAGTCTGAAGCATCTACATACGGAGCATCGTTCATAACATCTATAATAGTAATACCTTTCGGATTATTTTTAATAACAGACTTAACGTAGTCTTTAATTTCGTGATTCTCTAAGCTGCCTGTCTCTTGTATTTCTTCAAAAGATTCTTTAATAATACCTTTGTTTTTAAGTATTTTAACGGCATCTGAATAAGAAGTTAAGTTGGTTATAAAAGGAAGTCTATTATCCCTTCTAACTTCATATAAGAATCCTTCTCTAGAAATCTTACCTTCTTTATGCTTTTTATATAAATCTACTGTAGTCATGCTAATAAATATTTAAATGTTATCTACCTTGTCTCCTATATGTTTTTGGACGAGGACTATGTTTGTTATATGATTTTTTAGCAGAACCTAGTTTTCTTTGTCCGAAAGTAACTTTATTACCATTTGAACCTTTTACTTCTTTTGCCATTTTTATAACGTTTTTGCTTTTACATATACACTTTTAATCTTTTCTAATATCTGATTTAAGGCTTTTTTAGTATGCCTGCTTTCCTCTAAAGAACCGTCTTCATTTAAATTCTCTTTGAGTTTCTTAAGATATTCCATAAGAGTGTTTATTTTACCTAATTCTTTACGAACTAGTTTTACACCTTCATGGTATTGTTGAGTTTTATTACGAGTACTTGTATCTTTTTTAAACCTAGAATAACTCTCGTTTAAACCTTCTTCCCATAGATTCTTATACTCAAAACCGCCTTTACTAGGACGATTAGGTATAGATGGGGCTTCTTTAAATCCGAAATGAGTTACAGCATAGTCCTTTTTAATTTTACCTGCTGCTAATTTAGGTTCTTTATCTTTTGATTCTTTCCTGTATTCTGGACCTTGGTATTTCTTTTTAGGGACATCTAGACCAGGATTATAAGCTCCGGCTCCACCACTAACAGACATTTCCTCCAACTCTACACCAAACATATCGTGTATAGCATCTTCTACGTCTCCAATATCTAAAGCACCGGAATCTATTTTAGCTTGAACTAATTTAAATAGACGAGCTAATTTTTCGTCATCCTGTTTTTGGATATCGTCTCCATCGTCTTCCCTTAATTTTTGGGTAAACTCTTGTATGTTCATTTTACTTGTTGTAGTTCTTTAATAAGGTCTAAGAATTGTAACACTCCTGCTATAGTCTCGTCTTTTATTGCCTTGTTTTCTTTGAGTGGCTTAATAAACTTAACTACTTCTTTTAGTTTAATCTTAGTTACAGGGTCTTCTACTTTTTTAGTAAGAACAATTACCTCTTTCTTTATGCTAGAAAGCTGCTCATTTAAATAAGTAGTTAAATTAGTTGTGTCTGAAATGCTACTTATATACTTTTTAAGAACAGATTTTTGACGTTCAGACAAATCTTGGTACTTATCATTAAACTTATCTACAAGAATCCTATAAGCTAAAAGCCTTATTTCTTTATCTTCGTTCATTAAATCCTTTATAATAGACTTTGGAGCTGATTTATCAGTTATAGGCTCTTTAGTTATATGTTCTAGGATTACTATTTTATTAGTAAAGATTTGACTTATTTCAGGCTTTAGATTATTTTGAGATTCGAAGATAGTATAAACAGAAGCGTATACTTTGTAATTATCTATTTTAGCTTTAAAGAACTCATCAAGTTTATAATTATTCTTTATCTCTTTTATAAGATTAAATTTCTGTCTGTTTAAAGACTCTTTATTCAACTTAGCGTATTGTTCTAAGGTAGTAGATATAAGTATATCTGCTTTAGATTCTGTTAGTTTAGGACTAGAAACTAGGCTATTATACATAGAGTATTCTCGGCCTAATTCTGTGTTGGTAAAGTACTTTTTAAGTATCTTAACAGCTTTAGAGTCTCTATTAGCAAGCAAATCCGCTGTGGTTTGCCTTACAAGCAATTCAAATAGAATACCTGGATTGCGATATTTGCTGTGTTTTATATTCGACATGTAGGGTTTGTGTATGACCTAATAATAAATATAGCGATTCTTATTCTGAATCAGGCTTTATGTTGTTTTCGTTTAAAATATCTGATTCTTCGTATAATAATATACTCCTGTCTGCTTTACGGTTCATCTTTTCTAGAGACTTCTTGTTTCTAAGGAATACATTCATAGCACTTTCCATGCTTAATGGACCTCCTTTAAACTGAAAGCCTCTCTTATCTTCTCCGGTCTCTGCATTAGACTTCATATCATAAGTACCTAGTCTATCTCTTCCAAAAGGATCAGCATCAGTACCCTTTATAGATGAGTACTTTTCCGGCCTTCCTGGTCTAGGTTTCGGCTCATTAGGGTTAGTCTCATTATAGCCGGTTGGAACATCTAATATTCCTTGACCTCCATATAGTGTAGCTATTTGATGAGGAGTACCATAGGCTTTACCTGTTTCTGCAGGGTCATTTCCTTCTTCAGATATTTGTTTGTACCTAAATTTACGCTTTTGGTCTTCTGCAATCATATCGTCAAGTTCACCAAATTGGTCAGGAGATAAATGGAAAATATGTTCCCACATATACTCTTTAGGTAGGATAGCATCTTCTACAGCAGATTTAGCCATGTCAAGTTTTTCTTTAAACATTGCCATCCTTTCTTGGTCATAAATTATAGAAGGATTAGTTAAAGACATTGTAAAGTTAGCTACTGAGTCATCTGTGTATCCATGAGAGTATAAATGCACAACTGCTATCTTCTTAAGTTCAGAAAGTATAATTCTTTGTATCCTTTCTATTGTTCTTGCAAAACGTATATCCTCAGCAGCAAGAGTGGCTTTACCGGTTAAGTCTTTCTCATAACCCATAAAATCTTTAGGTATTTTAAGAGCCGCAAATAGCTTTTCTCTAAAATACTGAACGTCCTCTATACCATTATACTCTAATCCTTTAGCTGTATCAATACGAGTTGAAGTATCGTTACCTCTTACCGGAATAAAAAAGTCTTCTAATAAATTCTGTTGATTGTATTTAAGATTATATTGTCCAGTCTGAGGGTCCATAAGAGGAGTTTTCTTCATCTTATTTATCATCCTTTGAACATAGTTCTCAACTTCATTTGGAGGTATGGCACCTACGTTTACATAGAATATCCTACGTTCAGGAGCTCTAGTAATACGATGTATCAACATAGCATCTTCAATCAAAGTATACTGTTTAAATAACTTTCTTGCAGGCTCTAAATAAGAACGTCCATAAGGCAAGTAGTTAACGTCTCCAACTAAACGGAAGTGAGCCATTTCATAGTTATCAAACCATATACCTCCATCTTGATTACTGAATGCTGAGCTAAATCCGGATAAAGAACTTAAAGCTGCAGTAGGGTCATACTTAAATCTTACTTCATTAGGATTTTTAGTATCATACCCTTCTTGACGAACTATGTTATATGCTGAAAATGGTACTACATTATAGATACCGTAATCTTCTGCTATTTCTAATTTAAGATAAAAGTCTCCATATTTACACATATTACGAATCCAAGACCACAAATTAAACTCAATATTCATTACAGAGTAAAATAAGTTTTCAAGCAAATCTTGTATCCTTTCATCAGAAGAACGTATCTGTAATACACGTCCCTCCTCGTTCTTTAGAGTACATTCATCAGCAATAATATCGAGAGCAGAAGCTATAATCGCATCTGTATCCATAGCATCATAGTCAGCATATATTTGAACCCTTGCAGATTGATAGTTTTGTGCTAGATTCAAGTTAACACCATAAGCAGTAGATGTGGTATATACTTTATGAAACCTATCAATAAGGCTATTTGTTTGTATTACACCGTTTTGTTGTATAGCATCAGGGTCTATTATAGTTAATTGACCTGTACCATTATTACGTATAATTACGTCAGTAGAGAAAAGCCTTCTTAGTGTCGAAAAAAGGTTCTCTTGTGGTTTTATTCCGAGATTATTATTATCTGCCATTTTTATTATTTTAAAATTATCCTATTAACCAACTTAAGTCAACTACTTGTTGTTCATTACCTGCTACAATGTCCATGCTCCACGGATTTGAGCCTAGTCTTTCTGTATTATAAATAGGTTTACCATTTCCTGTTTTTGTAAAACTTCCTAAACTAGCATAAGTTAAACTATCTGCAGTCTTTTTATATCTTAAAGAAGAGTCTCTGAGGTATAATCCTATAGAAAAGGCCATTACAAGGTCATCATTTCTACCCTGCATTGCCTGTGTTTTACCGTTTTTCCATATAAAGTTTCTAAGCTCTTCTAATAATCTTATAGATTTTATAGTTACTAACTTGTTTTCTACAAAATCACGCATTTTTTCAACTACTAAAGGTCTAGTTTTGGAAGTAGTAGAGAACCCGGGTATTAAACCATCCCCTCTATTATAAAGATTTACGTATTTTTCAAAGTCAAATCCGGCAGCAGTATCTACTTTATGAGAATAATACAAATTAGTATACCCTCTATCAATCACACTTTGTATAACATCCCATCCAATGTTTGCATTTTCTATAACAAGAAGAGCGTTATTATACTCAGATGCTACACTTATTATTACATTAGCATATTCCCTAGTATCTATTTGAGCTTGATACTCTGCTACTTGAGTTAAAGTCTCAGTATCTATAACATGAAATGCAGAATAGTCAGCACCGTCACCTCGAGCAACGTCAGCTACTAATACATAATACTTTAAAGGGTCTGCGTATTCCCAAATCCACAAAGACTTATCAAGACCTCTTCTTTCTACAGGTTCACAAAGGAAGTTATCTTCGTAATACTTAAGTATCTCCGGTAAAATTACAGTAGCACCAGATGTAGCAAAGTCACAGTCGCAATTATGCACAACCCCATGCTCAGTTACATAAGTATGGTCTTCTTCTACTTCTAAATTATAAACATAACATCTAAAATCTTCTTCTAATTCTTCTTTATATAGCTTTGCAACCCTGTCTTCATTTTTATATATCAGCTCAAGGGCTTTATCCTTAGTCTTTAAATAAGATCCAGTATACTTAGGATGACATAAACAATCTCTACCTAAAATCTCAGAGATATAAGGTTCTAAGTCTTTTGGATACTTCATACTAAGGTTATTAGCCCCTAGTAGATTTGAGATGTAATAAATGTCATAATATAGGTTTTCAGAAACTGTTGTAAAAGACTTGTTGTAAGCATCAAGTAAGCATCCATCTCCTGATAAATAACCTTCTAGAACACCTTTCATAAGCTGTTCATTAGCATTATCATAGAAGAACTTACTTAACTTTTTATCAAGAGAGCAGGTTCCTTCAACAAATAAAGATATAGCTTGAGAAAATACCTCGGAATTAACTGATACATGCCCTGTATTTCCTTGTTTTCTAATCTTGAATATGTCTAATCCAAATACAGACTCTATATCTTTCTGTAAATCAATAACCCAAGTGTTTATTTCTTTTACATAATTGAAAGAATAAGTAACCCTTAATCTACTTTTAGAACCTTCTGCTAAATACAGACCTATTATTTTACCTAGTTTATATCCTAGCTCTATATTACAATTATGTTTTGTTTTATGCCTTCTATCATTTATATAAAAGGACTCACCTAAGCATACTTTTTTAAAATACAAAGGTGAAACTAGTTCGTATAAATCTAAATAACTAGTACTTTTTTTAATATCAATAGTGCTAGGGACTGTATATAAGCTATCTACATCTGCAATAGGAGCATAACTGTTAGACTCTTCATTAACTTGTACCGGATGTTCTTGTGTAACGTATACTTGTTTTGTATTTTTAGAAGTCTTTATACCTATTAAGTTTATTCCTTCTTTTTTATAGAGTTTAGTTACCGATTTAAATCTTCCGGAATGAGTTAAAACTTTATCTCCAACTTTAATATCCTTTATCTCAACCATTCCTGTAGAAGTAAAGATTCTAGTATCTCCACTAAAACACTCCTGAGCTGCATTCCTTAGTCCTAAATCTCTGTCTTGTTGATCTCTCCATTCTTGGCTACGTTCAGGGTGTACAGTCCAAGGAAGAGATACTGGTATGAAGCTATTCTTTTTATTTTGAGCTTTTTTAAACGTCTCCTCGAACCAATTACCCATACCATTAGGAGTGGATATAGCTATACACTTACCACCTGTTGCTAAGGTTTGTTGTGCTGAGGTATAAAGCTGTTCTGCATTATCGATAAACGCAGCTTCGTCTAATACAAGTAAAGATACTGCCTCTGAACGAGCTGCATCTGCTGCTGCGGATACTGCTTTTACTTGAGAACCATTAGATAGTCTAAGACTCAAACGATTATCTTCTGTAGCAATTACTTTTAACCATGTAGGTAAGTTCTGATAAGCAAATCTTACCTTAGTAACCATGTTTTTTGCAGTCTCTTGTTTGGTTGCAATTACAAGGATGTTTTTATCCCTATTAAACAGCATTAACCATAAAGAATAGGCTGATACTAGAGTTGATATACCTAGCTGCCTTGACTTATTGATTATTAAACTATCCGGTTTTTGATATAACTTAAGTACTTTTTCTTGAAACGGATACAGATTAAACAATATCCTACCCTTTTGAGGGTGCTGTATCATGTAATATTTCTTCATGAAGTATACCGGGTCTTGGGCACACTTCATAAATTCTTCTTTAACTCGTTCTTTAAGAGAACTAGTTACTTGTTCTATCTTAGCTTGATCTTCCATAATATTGTACCGCCAAAATAAGGAGTCATGTTATTTAAAACACCTATGTTAAAGCCAAAAGCTCTATCATTTTTAGTTTTTAACAAAATATCTGCTCCAAAAGAATGTAAGATATCAGTCTTATTAAACCTAGCATCTAATCCTACATACACTTGAGTCCTACTATTTGGCGGAATTATTGTTGTAATTTCTTTAGTAATTGTAGGAATCTTGTAATTATAATAAACATCTCTACTTTTAATCTTATTAGTAGATATAATGTCTTTAACTCTGACATATCCTGCAGAATCTAGCTTAATGGTATCTACATATTCGTATTTAGCAAAGTATTCTTTAATAACGCTACTAGTATCAACCTTTTCCGGAATAGAAAAAGTGTCATGTAATACTTTATAAGTTGGAACATAAGTAGGAATCATGCTGTCCTTGACTTTATAAGTAGTATCTATCTTAATTTTAATTATAGGCTTAGGCATAGGACCGTTACATGCCCTCTGAAGTAGTACTACCACAGCTAAAGCAAGTATAATGAATATATAAAACGGGTCTCTCTTCATAATTTTCCTTTAATAATAAATATATACTACTATTCTAATTCTAATAAGTCTTCTGCTTTATCTTTTTTAGGTCGTACAATAGACTGCCAAGCTTGTTTATTGTACTTTAAACCATAAATGTAGTATTCCTTAGTGTTGTCCGGGTAAATAAAAGCAGGACCTGTCAATGAATGAGGTAAAATCCTTCCGTCTTTAACAACTATTGCATGGATAGTATGACCTTCCGTAGTGTGTATAGTTCGCAACATAATTGTAATATATGAAATTTTTGTTAAACTAGTAAAAGAATTATGCATTAGGCTCTTCAACTGCTCCTAAAGGACCTTCCGGAACATTAGCAGGTTTTTCTTCAGGAGAAGTAGTAGATGTTTTCGTACTAGGTTTTGCTTTTGAAGAAGAGGCAGGGGTTTCTTCATCCGGACCTTTCTTTTCTAGAGAAGGACCATATCTTAATAACCTAGAAATAGCGGTTATAGCTCTTTGAATATTACCTTCATTAGATAATAAGTACCTTTTACCTAATACTGTAGCTTCGTATATTATCTGAGGCTTTTCTCCTGTGGACTTTTGACCTAAAGGTACAGGTCCAGCTGTTGCTGCCATGAAGAAGTATTGGTGATTTTTTAAGTGTACTTTAAAAGTAGTAGGTTTACCTGAGGTTATAAATATACCATCGATATGTTCTCTAAAAGAAGGACCCATTAAAGTTATTAAAGACTTTGTAAGTTTCTTATACTTACTTAAAACAGCGTCTAATTTCTGAGCACTAGAGTCATTATGCTCTTCGTTGAGCAAACCCTTTAATATAGTTACGAGTCTTATCATTATGGTAATAAATATACTACTCTTTTGATTGTTCAGCTGCAAACTCGTATACGCTGTGCATATAGTCACTAGCTAAAGTAATGTAAGCAGCGCACCAACCTGGAATAGAGGTGCCTGGTTGTATCATTTTATGTAGTTTAGCAGCGTTTTCTACTAAATCACGGAGTTCAGCTTTAGCCATAGAAGCTTGATGTCCACCTTCGTCCGGTTTACCCCATTGTTTATTCTCAGGATGTTCAGCACCACAAGAAGAGCAGACTCCTTTTTCCATATCATTTCCACATTCCGGACATACTACAGCTTCCATACTTCCTTCTTCTATTTTACTTTTAGTTGAAGGCATCATAGTATCTTGAATCCAATGTCTAGTTTCGGCACTTAAAGAACGTCTTACTTTACTTTTTTCAAGGTCTTTTAAACTTAAACCTTTATCTTTAAGTTCTTTTTCTACAAACTCCGGGACTTCTACTTCAACTTCTTTAGACTCACTTAAATTGTTATCATGACGAAAGTTTTTTAAGCCTCCCTCATAATTTCTATTTACGCCTTGTAAGACTGCTTCATCAGACAAATCATCTACCTCTTCGGAGTCTAAATCTGCCCATTGAACATCTTTTAACCAATCACGCATATCCTTTATCTCTTCCTTGCTATAAGTCTTACCTTTATAAGTTACTTCTCCTTTAATGGATTCTTTTAGTAGTTGTGTAATTAAACTTTTGTTTGTCATTTTTTAATTATTTTTATAGTTAAAGAGCCTGTACCTTTTATTGCTCGGTGCCAAACTCCTCTAGGTATAAATATCTGTCCTTTAATCAAAACAGGTAAAGTATTATCAAGTTGAACTTTCCAATCAGTAACTCCTATAGACTCTATTATCCTATCCTCATTGTCTCTATGCCACATCAATTCTATAGGGTCTATTTCTTGATTAAAAATCCTTATTACAACACTTTCTTCGACTTCTAAATCCTTATAAGGTTTCACTTTTTACCTTTTTTAACCCACCAAATGCAAACATATTTTGTAGCATCGTTGTGTATTTCACCGTTGCCGTTCCAGTCTATGTAGTATTTACCTTCACAAAGTTGTTTTTCTTTGTTCCATTTAGCACAGTTAGCACACATAGCCCCACCTTCCGGTACATTTTTAGCAGGTTGGAATCCATCTGGGAAACTTAGATTCTCTTTTAGTAATTCTGTGAGGTTTATCATTCTTCTATACTTTTATA